GTTTTCGCCTAAGTTCATCCTAGACTTTTTTCCCACCCCCCGCAAACCTTTGAGTTGCCCACCGTAGCGCTTGCCTCCACCCTAGTACGCCTACAAAGTGCCTTTCTAAACGCGTCATAAGCGCTTTTTAGCCGTTTTTTTCCTTCTGGCATGTCTACGCTTTCCTTTTCTGTTTCTCGCGCTCTACGGGCCAACCATCAATCCCAATGGTCGGCTTGTCCTTCCAGCCTAAATCCTTGCGCGTCTTATCGGCATGACAGCCAGTGCAAAGCCCTTGCAAGTTCGCATCGTCGTTAGTTCCGCCCTTGTGCAGCGGCAGAATGTGATCGAGCTCGGTCGCTAGTCTCACTCGGTTTGCTCGCTCGCAAATAACGCAGAGTGGCTTAGCATGGAACCAGTAAGAGCGCAGACGTTGCAGGTCTCGACCTCGTATCCTTTCCGTTCGCGTCTCGCTGGTCGTGGCTTGTCGCATCATCGCAGTCTCTCACGTAGGTAAGCAATCGGCAGGCTTACGATCCAGCAAACAACGTAAACAATGCCGATGCAGACACCAAGCGCAGCGCCGACAGCAAAAGCGCCAAACCAAAGCGCAGCCAAGAAAACTTTGCCGAGATTCTCTAACACAAGGCCATCCATTTTTTTTTGCAATCCGTATACCCTACGCCCTACCCTCTTTTACTGCAATCGACATCACGCGCGAGGCGTTGTCCATAAGGTAGCAGGCTAGGTGCTGGAGTCGCCTGCGATCTGGATCACAAGGTGAGCATTCCTTTTGTAGCTCTCTCGCTAGCTGCATGATCTCAGTGCTAGCCCTGCCGATCTTAAGCTGATCGTCTGGCGTAAGAATATCCATAAGCCCTCGTAAATTTTTTGCCCATGCTGGCGATAGTACCCACCCAAAAAAAATCCCGCGCTGGGCGGGATAAACCAACAGAAGGAGTCAGTCCCCATTATGCCCGAGCTTGCAAGAATCGCAAGAAGCAAGCGCGTGCTCTAGCAAGTCAATTGCCAGGCTCTTGTTAGCAAGATCGCTAACCGTTCGCACCTGATCGCTTCGTCTAATCACGACCAAGGCTTGCTGCATGGCTTTTTTACAAAGTGCCCCCTGTTTTTTTTCTGATGTGTCCGGCATACCCACCCCCCCTTTTTTCATAGACTGTAATCGAGTGATGAAAGCGAGCTCTTCTTCCTCTTGATCCGTCCAGTCCTCGGTGATCGCTTTCATGGCTCGTTTCTTCTTCATAGCCCGAACCTAATCTCTTTTAAGATTTCCTCGGCTTGCAAGCGCAACTCGATGGACCGCTTGTGCAGCTCGATAGATTGATTAATGATCGCCAGCGCTCGTTCCTCTAATGCGCTCGATAGCCTGGCCTGGTCAATCACGTCATCCGTAATCGATCTTGCTGCAATCTCTTTGAAGTTCATAGCAATCCCTTGATGTGATCTGGCACCTTCGGTAGCGGAGCCCAAGCAATCGCCCAGTCGCTCCATGTTCCGATGACACACACACCGCCAGGATTGAGCAGCAAAACCTTTACGCCTAAAGGAGGTTCTTGCTCGGCAGCGGTGCGCCAGATAGCGTTTCCTGCCTTGTAAGTTTTCACGCAACCCTCAGATTAAACGGATTATTAAACGAGTAGCTTGTCGCCTTCTTCGCAAGATAGAGCTTCTTGAGACCGCCTGTGCGCTTGTTGCTCACAATCGTCTCGATGATCAAGCCCTTATCCAACAGCAGTTTTATGTGTGGCGTTAAGCTCCCGTACGAGACATTGCAACCGTCTGCGATCTGCTGCTTTGTAACCTCGCAGCCCTGAGCCTCGATCCAGTCTAGGAATTTCTGCGAAACCTCTAGCTGTGGCTTGTAAGCCTCGCGCTCTCTTACCTCGCCTGTGCAAAAGTACAGCACCCATTTTGACTTGACCAATCGCTTCTCTGTGAACAACAGATTACGCTCGACCATGCGTTTTAAGCGAGCGTGAGCTGCGCTCTTGGTAACCTGGAAACGCTTGCTTACCGCCTCTCCAGTAACCCATGCAGCGCGGCTCTTGAGATACCGATAGTATTGCCTGTCTGTGTCGCTTACAAAATGAATTTCTGGCAAGATTGACTCGCGCAAAATCTGCTTGGCTTCCTCGATGTCGCCAGCGTCTAAGGCTTTCAAAGCCAGTTCCATGATTACTTTGCTCATTTTCGCTCCCCTGCTTCGATCTCTCTTAAAAGTATTTCCAACCTGGCTAAAGCATTCCAAGCTACATGCGCCGCGTGTAAAAGCTCTGTCGCCTCATCGTGCATCGTGTCGTTCTCTGCCAGTAAATGGCGGTACATGGCTTCGGTATAGCGCGAAAATCCTGCATCAACAAACTGCCAGCCATCAACCGTGTACTTTCTTGCGCCGTATTCGCCCACATCGATAACCGCTCGCAAAGCCCTGTGCATCGAGTTAAAAATCAGCGTTGGTCTAATCTTGCCTGCATCTAACTTCGCACCTGGTGAATGCTGGTCTAATCCTGCTGGGTCTCGTTCCATGCGCGGCTTTTGGTGCATATTGTGATCGCCACTCATGTGTTCTCCTGATTTAGCTTAGTTCTTTCAGTCGTAGCCCCGTTACGATATTCACCGCCGTTCTTATCCTTTAGTTTGGCTTCGATGGCTCTTGCAAAAGTCGTATCAGTCCAATGCGCAGTCCAATCTCGGTTATGACGCACGCTGTTTATTTCTTCATCCGTCAGCCCAACCCATTCCTTCTTTGGTGGTGCTGTGTAGAGGGGCTTGCATTCCCAGGTGATATGCCAATCCTCCTGTGGTTTCCAGTGCAAATATGGAGGCCCGATCACTTTGTTTACCATCATCCACGCCACCGGCTGTCCGTCATCTGCTGGTGTCTTTGCATTCTTGTTTTCGCTCATGCCATGTCCCCCGTCATATCGATGAGCTCTTGTCGCGCCGCTTTTACCTTGGCTTGCAAGTCTTTAAGATCGTCGATCAAGATTCGCAACTCGCGTGAATGAACGATTACATAATCGTTTTCTGCTGCCAGCTTCTCCAGCAGTTTGTAGGCTTTCTGTTTGTTGGTCATAGCGACTCCTTGTTGAAGAAATCCAATCTTCCTAGCCTTTTCTGGCATGTTCGTAATACTTTAGTCGCGCCTGCAAAAGTCAATGGCAAACCCGTTTTGCATCTCGACGTATTGCTGAGACTGCCGGTCATACCAAAGCCTTATCACGCCTTCCCACTCGCCATTTCGCTGCTTCTCGACTGCGAGATAAGCGTCAGGGATTGACTGATCGACCACGCCGTTAGCCTCAAGCTCGCGCTCTTTTTTCTTGTTCCTGTGCAGCAGCATCACGTTGTCGACCTGATCGGCTATTGAGCCGCTGCCCTTCAGGTCCATCTTGCTCGGCAAGTTCTCATCGTTTTGCTGCTTGCGAATGTGATGCACCAGGTGAACGTGCATATCCTGATCCCTCGCAAGCGCACAGAGCTCATCCGTGAAGTTCTTTTGACCGTTGTAGTCATCTTCGCCTTTGACGCACTTCATCAGGCTATCGACTAGGTAGTGCTTGCACTGTAGCTGCTTAGTCGCATAGACACCAACGCCAAGCACCTGCTGGGGCGAGACGGTGCCTTGCTGGTCGTAAAACCACATGTTCGCGCCTACCCAGTCCCTAAAGGCTTCGTATTGGTCTACAGTCGGCATCGACATGCGCGACCACTGCCGGACCATGCGCTTAAGGGTCGCTAGTGGCTTCATCTCGAAAGATGCGATAACTAGCTTTTGACCTTGCGCGATCAGACCAAGCGCAATCTGGCCGGTGAGCATGGATTTTCCGCTTCCATTCTGGCCTGCATAGACCGTGATTTCACCAAGCCGGAACCGGAACAAATCCTCGGTCTTGCTCCAAGGCATGACGATCTTCGGAGCGTGTACCGGATGCCGCACTTCGTCGATAAGCTGATCCATGCAATCAGCAACTGGGCGCACCTTGACGCTTGCCTCCATCGACTCGTACCAGGCTTGATAATCGAGGTCTTGAATGATATTCATGCGTCGACCTCCGAATCCCAGACGATAACCGGTGAAGTCTCTAGGTAGTTGGCAATGACTCGCGCAGGGCTAAATCGCAAGACGGCTTGCACGATCTTGTAAACCGCTTCCGAGTCAATGCCTGAGACAAAGACGCGCAGTGACCTTACAAAGCGGAAATCAAAATCGTGCTTGGCAACAATAACGACTGGATAAAGTTCGTCAGCGTCGGGCTTGCCTTCAAGATCGATAAAAACGGCTCGTGGGGGTTTGCCTGCAATGAGTTGAGAGCTAACAAAGTCGTGGCCGATCATATGCCACCCCTGCCAGCAGCAGCGTCGAGGTTTGTCGATGGAGTTGACTTTCTATCTTTTTCTAGCCATTCAGCCTTAAAGCCTGCCCATCCTCGCTCGCAAGATAGTTGGAATACCTCAGCGATGCTCATCTTAGCTAAATCAGCCTCTCGCTTAATACCCTCAAATGCAATGACTGTAAGAGGAGCTTTCTTTTGCTTGCGTAATGCTTTGTAAGACTGCCAGAGCGTCTCGGAAACGCCTTCAGGTTTAGCAACAACAATACCATTTGATTTAGGTTTATTACTTTGGTTATTGGTTATTGGTTGTTGGTTATTGGTTGGTTGCACGGTCGTTGAACGCTCGTTGAACGTCTGTTGAACGGTCGTTGAACATCTGTTAATCGCTCGTTTAGCTGCCGATGCTTTTCCAGCCTTAGAAGCACTCTCAAGCTGTTGCCTGTAGTGCTCAATCTCACGATCACATCTTTTGTGATGCCATTCATCGCCCTGCAAATCGAAAAACATGCTCAATATGCTTTGCAAGGCATCTTGCTGACTTCGAGCGTTTACTTTCATTGAAAGCTCAGACATCGAGTTTGGTAGCGGCTTTTCTGTGTCGTAGTAAAGCCAAAGCAACTTCAGGTAAATACCAACTTCTTCGTTGGTCAAGAATGAAGTGTCTTTTATGAAGTCACCAATATGGTGCTGGTAATAGTGCATTTTTTACCTTTCATCAAAGGTTGCCATCACTGAAAGATGCAAAGGGCAGGCGGGTGATGAGGCCGCTTTTCCCCCCGTCGGGGTATCCCTTGCCGTACAACTATATCAGCATTATAGCTCTAATATTTTGCAAGTCCACCCTGCCTTTAGCTTCCCCCAGCCGTGAACCTCGATCTTCCAGCCTGCTCGCAGAATGGCCGGCAGGTGCTCACAGTCTGCAATCTTCTTGACCCTTGCCTGCACATTGCCGCGAGTGGTTGTCTGCACTAAGAGCGTCTCGCCTTCCCTAATCGCCAGTATGTCTCCGATGTTAAACAAGTCCTTTCGCTGCTTAGCCCACGGGTTCCAGTGCTCGACGATCTGGCAGAGATAACCGCGCTCGCGCAGTGCTGCTAGCGATCTCTGAGTCGGACTAACGGATGAATGGCGTTTTTTAGGTGGCTGAGTGGTCGTAATTGTCGTCACGATGACAGTCCTTCGCGGGGAATTGAGGGAATATACGTCTACACCAACAAACAAACACGGAGTCGCAAATGATCAAGTTCATGAAACATTACGTCACAAACGGCGATGTCAAAGCTAAGGTTTTCTACAGCAGCTCACCGCGCATTGATGGCCGAAAGTCAGTGACGCTTTACGCAAGAGACTACACGCGCAACCTTGGCCGCATCTTTGATGAATACGTCAACGAGACTGATAGCTGCTCAGATTACTTTGAGACTGGCCGCGTCGAGTTCTTCGAGGATCATCCGTTCTACGCACAAGCCCTTGCGAGATGCGCTAACCACTAACAACCAGGGGCTTCGGCCCCTACCGGAGTCAACATGAAAATCGTACTTACAAAAGAGCAGCTTTGCGAAATCCTAAAGCAATATTTCTACGACGAGCATAACGTGCCGCCGTACAAAACAGAGATTACTTTCGACTGCTACAACGAGACCGACTTTTGCAAGATCGTTTACACCGAGCACAAGCATGGACTATGACTGGTGGCTCGATAACCAACTTTACCAACACGACAAGGAGCGAGAGAAAAATGAGCGAGAACAGCTGGAACAACAGAGAGACGAACCTGGAGAAACCGAACCCGATAGTCGAGTGGTTGCTGTGCGCCGCTCTCGGTATTGCCCTGGGTGTCCTAATGTTTTTCTTTGTCAGATAGGCGGATGCTATGAAATTCAACGAACTGAGGATGATTAACGTCAAGGACAAGATCGAGAAGAAGAACAACCTCTCGTATCTATCCTGGGCCTGGGCTGTAGACACCCTGTTGCAACACGATCCGGCTGCGAGCTGGGAATACAAACCTCACCAGACTTGGAATGACACGGTGATGGTCTTTTGCGAAGTCAAAGCCTTTGGAGTGTCTCGCACCGCTCAGCTGCCGGTAATGAATCACCGCAACCAGCCTATTGCTAACCCTGATGCTTTTCAGGTCAACACGGCGATGCAAAGATGCTTGGCAAAGGCAATCGCTTTACATGGCATCGGTTTGCACATCTATGCTGGCGAGGATTTGCCAGAGGGTGCAGAATCTGTAGAACCTGGCGCAGAATCTGATAGCGACCACATTGCAAAGCTAGCCAGTGCTGAGTCCATAGAGGACTTAAAGCAGATATTCGCGCAGGCTTACAAGGTCAGCAAGAACAATCCAGACATGATCAAGAAGCTCGAAGAAGTTAAAGACAAACGCAAGCGAGAGCTCACCGAGGTTAAGAAATGAACCAGCAACAGATACTCGATGCTGCAAAGCGATCCGGTGTGCTTATCTCTGGCCGCGATGAGTTCCTAAAGGCAGTCACCCAGTTTGGCAAGCTGCTTATCAACAAGGCAGCGCCAAGGCCGCTGACAAAGACTCAGAGAGCTTATCTTGCTGCGCTCGATGATTGGAAGTCGTTGCAAGAGCTAGCCGATAAGTTTAATTGCACGCCACAAAATGCCCTAAAGATCGTCAGGGCCTTGGAAGCAAATCGACTTATAAGCAAAACAAAACTCTTTAAGCGCAGGACTGACAAAGGCGCATGGGCCTTCTACTACAGGCGAAACAATGAACATTGATCGATTCGAAGAAGATTTACTCAATAGCATCCAAGCGCAGCGTTGTCGCAAATTGCTCTGGGCTGTCATTGAGCTAGCCGTTGATGATGCTTGCAGGGTTCCTAACCGTGTCACGCCGCAAGACGATGCGGTATCAGCCCTGCGATTTCTATTGTCTGAAGACATCGACGGCTATCTGATGTGGCTCGATGTCAATGCCGGTGAGTTTAAGCGCCGGTTGCTGGAGGCTATGTACTCGGAGAAGCAAAACAAGTTCGATGAGAGCTCAAAACGTGCTTTTCGGTTCAATCACAAATGGTATGTCAGAAATGCGAATCATACTCACCACTGAAAGCGATCGCGTGAAGGCTTTAGAGGCCGTACAAGGAGCTGAACTGGGCCTGATGGTAACAATCATCAAGCCACCTCGAACAGCGGCTCAGAATCGCTTTTATTGGGCTTTGCTGACTGCTTGCTCGGAGCAGTTAGTCGCTGGCCGGTATTCGCAGGAAATCTGGCACGAATGGGCGAAGTCTCGGTTTTTAGGCTCGGAGATGATCGAGCTGCCTGGAGGCCAACTTAAGGAGGTGGAAGCAAGTACAACAATGCTAAACACGGAGTCATTCACTAACTATGTTGAGCAGATTCTGGCCTACGCGCTGGAAAAAGGCTTGATCTGGACCGACGAGATGAAGGATTCAGAGCTTGACCTTGTAAAGCTCGGCATTAGAAAACGATAGGGGTCGCTATGAACCGAGAAGACATCATCCGCATGGCGCGTGAGGCTGGACTAGCTTACGGATCTGACGAAAAACCATTGGGGTCTGTAACACGCTTCGCCGCTCTTGTTTTTGCGGCTGGCGCTGATGCTGAACGTGAGGCGTGTGCGAAGGTTGTTGAAGATTACTGTGGTGCATGGGATGACGGAGGCTATGCGCTTGCCGCTTCCATACGAGAAAGGGGAAATCATGCAGCTTAGAGGCGACAGAAACCAATGCCAAGCCTGCAAACAGTATTTCAACTCAACGTTCGCGTTTGATAAGCATCGAACTGGCGATTTTGGACTGAGCCGTAGATGCAAAACAGGCGATGAAATGAGGCAGGTGGGTATGAGTATCAACAGCGCAGGATTTTGGATTTCTAGCGCTTATGCAGGACCAGCAAAAAGGGGTGAAAATGGATCAGAGAACGGTTGAGTGGTACCAGGCGAGGCTTGGACACGTTACAGCGAGCAGGGCTAGCGATGCGATTGCAAAAAAAGATAGCGCGACCAGGCGCAACTATGCAATTCAGTTGGTCACGGAAAGGCTCACGAAGTTACCCGTCGAAGGCTTTCAGTCGGCAGCAATGCAATGGGGTGTCGAGCAAGAACCGGTGGCTAGGGCTTGCTATGAGGCCCATACAGGCGTTTTTGTAGAGCAGACAGGGTTTCATACTCATCCATCTATAAAATGGCTTGGAGCATCGCCGGACGGGTTCGCTGAAGATGGTTTGCTAGAGATCAAATGCCCTAATAGCAATACCCATGTTGATTATTTACTCGCAAAGGAGGTGCCAGCAAAGTACAAATCTCAAATGCTTACTCAAATGCTCGTGACTGGGCGCAGGTGGTGCGACTTTGTGTCGTTCGATCCACGACTGCCTGAGCACTTGCAACTATTCGTTATTCGCTATCAACCAAAGCCAGAGGATTTCAAGATTATTGAAATCCAACTTACTAACTTTCTGGCCGAGGTCGAACAAATGGAGCAGCAGCTATGTCAAAAGAGCTAACAGGGTCGCTAAGCAAGAACAAGAAAAAAGAGAAGGAGCAGCACCCCGATTATCGAGGGTCTGCAACGATAGCCGGTGTTGATTACTGGATCAGCGGATGGGCCAACGAAGGCTCAGACGGAAAATATCTTGGCCTAAAGTTTCAGCAGAAAGAGGAGCAAGCAAGATCAGCTAAAAAGGCAGACGACGATGACGACATCCCTTTTAATTAGAATCGGTCTATAATGGGTGCATCTACAGCACAGGAGATGCATCGTGATCGATTCAAAAGAATGTTTTAAGTGCAAGGCCGTTAAGCCATTAACTGAATTTTACGCGCACCAATACATGGCAGACGGCCATCTAAATAAATGTAAGGAATGTACAAAAAATGACACACAAAAAAATAGAAGCAGTAATCTTGAGAAATACCGTGAATACGATAAAAAAAGATCAAAGCTAGACCATAGGAAAAAATTAAATGATGAGGTTGTTCGTTTGTGGAGAAAAGACGATAAAAGAAGGACTGCCGCTCATAACGCAGTGTCAAGAGCTATAAAAAAAGGTGACCTTATACGATTACCTTGTCAAAGATGCAATAGTCCAAAATCGTTGGCTCACCATGAAGATTATGGCAAAAAGTTAGATGTTGTTTGGCTTTGTCAGCCGTGTCACAAACATAGACACAAAGAAATAAATGCTTTATTAACAGGAGAGAGGGTTTGAAATGTTTGAATTAGAAAAGAATTCTGATTGGCGAGAGTTGCTAGCGAGCCAAGCTAGCAAAGAGCGATTCCGGCCTGTGGAGCAAATCTGGGCTGAACACGGATGGCAGCCACCGTCTACGCACTGTTCGGATACGATGGCAAAGCATAAGGCGTTTCGGGAGTGGTCGATCCGTGGAATCGTGGATCAACCTTATCAAGCAGGTTAAAAGCTCAGACGTTGAGGAGATAAGGGCAGCGTATGCAAAAGCGTTGCCCTTTGTCGTTCATGATTGGGCAGCGATGATCTTGCGAGTTCCTAAAGCCAGACGTTTAGACCTGCTAGAGAAGATCGACAAAATACATGGCGAGCATATTGGTCAGATGGTGCGCGATAAGGTTATTGCTTTGCACAAACTGCGCTCACATAACCCTGAAGGCCAGACAGTTTGACGCTTACTTGGTCAGCCTCTGCAGCCATGCTTGCAAGAGTTTCTGCACACGCTCGGAAAAGCTCGCGCTCTGTGGCTCCATGAGCTCCGGTGCTGGCGGCGGTATCTTTGCTGGCTGACTCACTACGGGTAGCGAGCGAGTGGCGCAGCTGCTCAAGCTCAGACAGATTAGCAGTGGCAGCACTAGCCGCCTGACGTTTAGTTTGGGCATATTTAACCTCGGCTTGGTGTTTCTCGGCTGTAAGTCGCTGCTCGGTCTCTCTGGCTTGCTGCTCTAGCTCGATGATCTGGTTTTGCTGCTCGATCATGGCACGATCAAGCGCAGACTTGCCTATGCTGCGACCCGTCCAGGCAGCAGCACCATGCGTAATCACAAGCGTGACGATAAGGGCAACCAGTCGCCAGTCAGTCATGCTTTCACCCCTATGCACTTGCGGTATTCGTCTTGTCTGCGCTTGGTGAGCCCTGCAAGCGTCTTGCCTTGGAACTTATCCCATTTCAGTAGCTCTTTGCAGGCTCCTGCGTAATCCCTTGCTTTGAGCTTCTTGACCAGCGTTGATTTGCAAGCAGCGCCTGATCCTACGTTGTAGGACCATGAAATGTAGGCTTCCCATTCGTGCTGGTGCAAGGGCACGTCACCGATGCAAGCCTTCATCTCTGTTTCAAACCGGCTGACATGCTCGCCAAGCCTAACCAATGCTCTAACCGGATCGGTCTTATCTGTGGGCTTGACATTAGTAGCGTCACCAAATCCAATGGTTAGCCGGTCGCCTTTGACAGGAATAATCGGACGATCGGAGTAGCCCTCGTGAACAGCGATACCGATGAGCGCTGCTGCACTTAGTGATAGGGTTGCAATAGCTCTACGCAATGGCTTCTCCTCGGAAATACGCTACGTTGTCGATGACTTCAACGAGCTCCGGCGGTAAGAGTAGACCATCTCTAAAGTGCAATACAGCAAAGCCTGAGCACCAAGGCAGCGGGTTGTCCTCTGTGTATTTGAACTGGTTGCCGCCAGGATCGGCTAGCATCCCTGTGCTTACTCCATAACGCCTGCCACGATAGTCGCCCCAGCCTTTGACCTCTAGCAAGTGCGTATGACCGCTTATTGTAGAAATGCCAGCCTTCAGGACGTTGTTATAACCGCTGTGTATGCCGCCATGCTGAAGCCTATGCTTGACCATGCAAAGGTCGTTAATCATGACAGACCAGCTTACAGACCATTCTGGCAAGTGGTCTTTGAGCGAAGTGCCTGCAATGCCTTTGAACTCAGGCACAGCGCCAGCAAGTTTGCGATCAAACCGGATGTCATGATTGCCAGTCGTGCGATGCAGGAAGGTTCCTAGTCCCTTACACGCTTTCACGATCTGATCCATATGCCACTGGACTGCTTCGAGCTCATCGCGCAGGCTTGTTGCAGGCTCCCAGTCAGCAGGTCCGTATTTGCTAATCGTGCCGCCATCGAGGATATCGCCATTCGCAATGATTGCTTTAGGTTTAAGCGTCTTAATGAGTTTTAAGAGCGCATTAAAACCGGCTGAAGGCTCACCAGGCATGAAGTGAGCATCGCTGAAAACAAGCACATAGCCTTCTACTTCTAGCGTTGCTCGCCTGCGATCTTCTGGCAGCGTAAAACGTCCATCTTTAGTGGGTAGCAGGATGTTGTATTTTTTCTCAATAATCCTGCGTCGCTCGTAGACGTTACGCAAAGCAACGCCGAGACGGTATGCAATCTTGGTCGGGCTACCTAACTCTTTCCAGACTTCGATGAAGTATTCATCTTCTGACTTTTTACGCACTTCCAAGCTCCTCGCTCGACGCTGATAATCATCTTGCGAGGGATTACCAAAGTCTGAGCAATAGCGTCATCCGTAATGGACTGACAAATCTTCAAGCCCTTTTTATTTTCAGCTACTAAGTATCCAACGCTGACAATAATAGGCACTTGAAACGCTTTGGCTTTCTCTAGGCTGTCACCCCAGCCTAGTGTGTCGTGAGCAGCATCCTCCCAAACAACTTTAACTATCGGAGGATAAATTCGCATTCTTCTTGTCTTTTATAGCGTGGTACCACTTCCAGACAAGCCAGCCGGACTGTAACACAATGTAGATCAGCGTGGCAATCGCTACCCATTCGTTTATCGTGATGCCTCCAGCGGTGGCAGCAGTTGCTACGGCAACGGGTGGCGCAGCTTTTGCCGCCTCTGCGATTACATCTGACTTTTGTTCAGGGCTCATGACAAGTAAGCCTCTCCGTTAGCAATGGCGGTAGCAATAGGGGTTAAATCGTAGCCGGACCATATGTCTTTAGCTTGCATGATCTTCAAATGCTCGACGTTGCGCGAAACGGTATCAATAGCGTCTTGATTCTTGATGATGTCGCGCCCGAGGTAGTGTCCGGCAATGTAGCCTGCAATGAGATCGCACGAGTCAATCATCGCGGCATAGTGTCGAGGTGTCTTATCCACGTTGGTCATCCTTTAACTGAGCTTCAAGTGCCTCTACTCTCGCTGCCAATTCTTGCACAGCTTTCACCAGAGGAGAAATGAACATTTCTCGGCTAATAGCTTGGATGCCGTCTGGCCCCTGATCCCAGCCATTGAAAGTGGAGCAGCCTTCAGCGTCCAGCGCTGCTTTTACTTCCTGAGCTATAAACCCATGAATCACTGTCTGAGTATCTTTTTCGTTCTTCTCAGCGTAATACGGATGATCTTTTGGCAGCTGGTTTTGCGGCTTCCATGTGAACTTAATGGGGTTCAGTCGCTTGATGAATGAGAGACCAAGATCGTCATGCCCGATGATGTTTTTCATCGTGCCGTCAGATGTCTGTGTCCATGTAGCGTTTACTGTGTAAGCGTTGTAAATCTTGCCGGCGCTACTACCAAGCGTAACCGTACTATCGCCGGATCCTACAACGGAAGGGCCGATAACAATTTGATTGACTGCTGCCCCTACAGTCGTGTCACACGCATAACCTAAACATACATTGCCATTGCCTGTGGTTACCGTTGGAGCAGCACCTCGACCGATGACGACGTTGTTGTAGCCCGATGTGCAAGCATCAAGCGCAAATGGTGAAATAGCAACGTTTTGATAACCAGTGGTATTCCCGTCAAGACAGCTAGAACCTATAGCAACATTTTGTTGTCCTGTCGTATTCGATAAAAGCGCTCCGGTTCCGACGGCTGTATTAGACCCGCCGGTTGTGAGATTTTGCAAAGCACCTGAACCTACTGCCGTATTGCTTAAGGCAGTTGTTGATGTCGTCATTGTCTCCATACCAATAGCGACATTGCTAGATCCAGTTGTATTATCAGACAGAGCCCCAAAACCAACCGCAACGTTTGTGCCGCCGCTTGTAGTTGCAAGTCCAGCCTCATAACCAATAAAAGTATTACCAGATGCTGTATTTACAGCCCCCGCACCAAAACCTAAAAATGTGTTTGCACCTGGTGGAAAGGTTGAATCTGTTTGACCTATAAGGCCAGCAGCCGGTGCAGACGAAACCCATGTTGTTCCGTTTGAAGTCAATACGTTGCCATTAGAGCCTGGCGCAACAGTCTGTAAGGCAGACGTACCGTTGCCAAGCAGTACCCTATTTGCGGTTAATGAAGTAGCGCCAGTACCTCCATTAGCAACAGGCAAAGTTCCTGTAACGCCGGCAGATAAACTTACATTGGTGATTGTGTTATTGCTGCCATTAATCGTTTTGTTTGTAAGCGTTTCTGTGCCATTAAGGGTTATGTAAGATCCAGCAGGCAAGTAAGTAGCAACCCAAATAGAGCCGTTATAGACTCGCATTTCGTTTGCAACGCTATTCCAGTACAAAGCGCCGGTTAACAAAGCGTTTCCGTCGTTGTCTAACGTCGGATTACTTGTTTTGCTTCCTAAATACCGATCATCAAATGCGTCATAGCTTGCGGCTGCGCTGCTTGCTGAAGACGCTGCTGAACTAGCGCTAGAAGAAGCATTGCTTGCAGAGGTGCTAGCAGCCGATGCGGAGGCAGACGCATTACTTGCTGATGTACTGGCTGAAGATGCTGAAGCAGCAGCAGCGATCTCGTCAGCATTGACCGCTGAGGCTAAAGCGTTCGCCTCGGTAGCAAAGTCAGGCAGAGCTGCGAGAAAAGTATCGGCGCGACTTGCAAAGTTAGCTGGGTCATCACGCGATGGTGGTGTTGGTAGCGCAGTGATTGTCATATCAATCCTTCGATTTCAAGCCTACACAATGAGCGCGTAGGGTAAGCGATGTCAATACTAAAGTCTCTATAAAAGCCATAAACGACAAGCGGCTGATAATCAGCGCTTTCTGATCCGATGTAAACACTTGGCACAGCGCGAACGTCTGCAAGCAACCGCTGCACTGTTCTCAAGCCCGTATTATCAAGCAAGAATGTAGCGCTCATGCGCTTGCTAAATGCTCGTTCGGTAAAGGTGACAACGCCCGTGTCTGGGTCTGTGTCCTTGCGCGAATAGTCAATAATTCCAATGGTTGCGCCTTGCTCAGTGCCGTAGTCGCCTAGTGTGTACAACGTGCCAAAGATGAATTCGCCTATTGCAACCGTTCCTGTACCAGTAATCGTGACTGTAATCTGAGCGTTGAGTCGCAAAGGTAGGCCAGTGACTACAAGCTGATCTTCGAATACGAAAGGCTCGAAAAAGTATTCGTACCAGTCATCAACAACCGATGTTTCCAAATCAAAGGTCTGGTTGTAAATAGGTGGGCTTGCGCCGCCATCGGTGACAATAACCTGCGCGGATGTGCCGGTGATGTTCATCAGAGCAATAGCATCTACCCAGTTAGGGTTAGGCTCTATGCGAATGGTTAGGCTTGTTGTTGATGTCGTTTGCGAAGATACCTGACGATCAAATGCAGCGCATTTATTGCATACGCCCAAGTCCTGCCATTTCGTTGCGTCTGTGCCTGGTGTCGATGTGTTGCTGCTAACGAGGCTTATAAAGATGTGGTTAACCGTGTAACCAGGGTAAGCGACCGGATAGAGTACCTTCGCGTCTTTGGCGTATGACGTGCCACTTGCCCATGCTGATGTTGGCTCTGGAGCGTCGTTATATATGACCATCGACGGGTCATAGGGTGATGGCTTTAATAATTTCATACGACCACCGTATCCAAAGGCTGATCGACATCGGTCTTGACGGTAAGCCCGCGAACGTCCCAGTTATCCTGTAAGCGGAATATTTTAGACGTGTTAATCGCGGTGGATCGCGTCTCGGCTCGCATAAGCGTTACCTCATCGCGCAAGGCTCGTATCTCTGCCGCTACAACGTTCTCGCCGCCTACGACTGGGTTGTATTGCGCTGGCACGACAGCCTCGCCTTTGTGAAGGTAAGCGAGCATGTCTTGCGGGATAAAGTTTGTGCCGGTGGCAAATGATTGCACTCCTACTATTCTGCCTGTATCACCACCGCCAGCAGCGCCACCAACTGAACGAGCGCCAGGGCTTGTGCCGCGAGTAAGTCCAAGTGCTACGTTAACCGCATCGGTCGATGCAAATTGCAATTCTCGGCTAAATTGCTCGACTGCCTGTGCAGCAGATAATGATTCGCTAAAGTTCCATTCGTTCGGGTTGTTGTTTGGTACAACATCACCAAAGAGCTGGCCATCGGTGAGCTTACCGCCGACGAATGTACCCCCTTTGCCATTCTTAGATGACTCAAGGCCAGCGTAGAGCTCTGCAACTCGTGTTGCGCTTCCCGCTGCTGCTAGAGCTTCGTTAATGCCGCCTGCAAGCCCAGAGATTTCAGACTGTACGGTTGCGCCTTCGATCTGTCCGCCGGATGGACCGCCGACATATTCAACGCCGTTAGGACCGAATAGATAACGACCCCCTACGCGGGTTTCTCCGCCGCCTGCTAGCTTAGCAATTAGAGCCGCTGCACCTATGGCTAGACCTATAGGACCAAGCGCAGTGGCGACGCTGCTCATAGCCGAACCTATGCCGCCAGCAATAGAAGAGACACCGCCAGCAATGCTTGTGCCTATGCCTGCGAGTGTCGTTCCAGCAGTTGCCGCTCCACCTGCAATAGCAGCCCCGCTAGTAACAGCACCGCCAGCAACAGCAGATGTAGCAGCCTGAGTGCCAAGCAAACTGGAAACCATGCCTTTGATCGCATTTGAAATCGGGTTAGTAATGCCGAGCAAACCTGCTGCGACACCATCCATGAATGGCTTGATAATTGATTCAGCGACAAAAGCCTTAAAGCGATTACGCATTACATCGAGCAGGTTCTCAAAGAATCCCTTGCCTGATTCAAACCCGCGCATCAGAGCGTCAGTTAAGCCTTTTGAAAGCTCGTCTGTAGCCTTCTTCCATTCGTCGGCAGCGTCTTTAGCGGCCTGAACGTGCACACCCTTTTCCTTAAGGTTCGCAAGTTCTCTTAGCCTTTCAGCCTGGATGCGATAGTTCTCTGCCGTCTCTGCGTCGAAGTCAGCCTCTAGTGCTAGCTGTGCAGCCCTTTCTAGGCTTGCAGCTCGCTCGTTGATCTTGGCAACCTCAAGCATACCGACCTCTTGCTTGCTTAAACTAAGGCCTGCGTTGAGCTCTTTTTGCTTCTCAACTTCTTTGTCAATGGAAACTAGTGATTTAATTTGCTCAGTAAGTAGCTTGTCTCGTGCGTCTTGATAACGCTCGGCAGCAGCAGCGCCGTTAGTCATCGCGTTGTTTAGCTCTTTCTGTGCGATGAGCTCTTCGAGCATGACACCAACTCGCGCCTTTTGATCGTCAGAGAGCTTAGAGATTTCGTCGATGTACTTCTTAAGAAAATCGTTAGCATCGCGCTGTGCATCGGACATACCAGACAATGCGCCGTCAGCCTCTATCAACTTAGCTGCCTGCTCGTTGATCGAGCCTACAACCTTCTCGTAGGCTTTTGCCTGCTCTTCTAATTGCTTTTTGACTTCGCCCCGCCTCGCTGCCTCTTGCTCAAGCGCAATGTTGCCTTCGAGTAGCGTAACGATCTCTAGCTTGCGAGCTTCCGTCAATTTAAGCGCACCCGTTTGTATGTCTAGCATCACCTTGAGAGCTTCTTTTTGCGTTGAGCTCAACTTGCCGTTGTTGGCCTCTTCAAGCAGCAGCTCTGCATTGGTCTCGCGCAGTTTCTCGACTAGCTTCGTATAAAGGCTCTCTTGTTTCTCAAGCTCTTTCACCTGCTCTTTAGTAAGTGCAATCGCTTTCTCTTGAGCTGGTGATGCGTTAGCTTCCATAAAGGCTGCACGCTGCTGCTCGCTTTCATAGACTGCCTTGGTTGCTTCCTCGGCTCGCTTATTCTCGGCAACCATTGCGCTTATTGCATTGACTGCTGGCACAGCAGCAGCGGTTAAGGCCATGATCGCAAGAGCAACAGGGTTGGCAGCGAAAGCAGCAGATAGCGCAACCACGCCAGCGGTTAGCGCACCGACAGCGGCAACGATGGCAGGCAGTGCAGCAAGTAAAGCGCCGCCGGTAAAAATCCCAGCCCAAATCATGAGCTGCGTCTTGTTATTCTCGATGGCCGTTCCAAGGCTTGCAACACCGTTATTAAGGCCTTGAATAACAGAGGTTAGACCGCGAACCGAATCAAGCAGGATGTCGCCAAACAGACCCTTATTGAAGGTCATGAAGAGCTGATCCCAAGTGTCGCCAAGGTTAGAAATAGCGCCGTCTAAGGTCTTGGCTCGCGTCTCCATGGCGCCAGCAAAATCAACCTCACCAAGCCTGCGAAGATACTCGGTAATCTCTGCTGCGTTCTTTCCGACGGTCTCAGACATGCCGCGAAAGGTTAGCGTGACGCGATCGCCCTCGGAGCTTGCCTTGATGCCAAACTCTTTTAAACGCTCAAACTCGCCTGTAGCTGCGTCTGCAACAGCCTCAATGAGCTGGTTCAAGCTCTTGCCCATCGCACTAGCGGTGTTGCCGTAGGATTCCAAGGCTTCGCGACTTGCATCCAAGCCCAGAGCCTTCATCTTGACAAATGCGCCTGTAACCTCAGCGAGGCTAAAAGGTGTCGTGGCAGCGAAGTCTTTGATCCATGCAAACTCGATCTCTGCCGCACGGCTTGAGCCAGAAACGGTAATCAGCGATGAATTAAGCACGTCGAACTCGCGTTGTACGGCTATGAGCTTGGTCGCAAACGCCTCGACGGATAATGCGCCGACGATGCTAGCAATGGCAGCAGTGGCAACTTCGACCGATTTCTTAATGTCGCCCATCGCGTTATCGACGGTCTTTTTGGCTTTGTCCATGTCCTGCTGTAAACGGACTATGTTTGCCATCATCTCAATCGTAAGCGTGCCGACTGTGTTCATTTCTTGGCCTGAATAAATGCCTTAAATGCGTTGCCTATTCTCTTGCTTACTGCTGCGCGATCAAAGGTGTTAATAGGATCACCATAAGGCGGTGGCCGATCTGGTGCCTCAGCCTGCCGAAATTCGTCCAAGTATACCCTTGACATGCCTAAAAGGATAGCGAACTCCCAGGGCTGTAGGTCCGCGCTGGTAGCGTTTGCCCATGCCTGTACGGTAACCGGAGAAAGCGGAGATGGCCCTGCGCCGTGGTTCTCGACCATGCCTAGCGCAGTCCAATAGCTAACAAGATAGTCGGCCTGCACATCCGGCATAAGCGGAGTGCCACCACGGTTTAGGATGTCTTGCTGTCGCGGAAGCGGTTTCTCTTTGCTAACAGATTCAGCACGCTTAGGGGTGGCATGAAACCACCCAAGCTGCCTAGCATAAAGCGTTAGTTCTTCTGCGACTTCTGCATAAAATTTGCCCAGTCACCGATCGCTTTGTTTACTTGTTCGCTAATAAATCCAATGCTTGCATCGAGATACACAGCCTTGAACATCTCAGCGCCGGTCAGGTCTTTGTAACCAAAGCCATTAAAAGAGACTGTGCAAGCGGCTAAGAACTCTGCATCAAGCTCCCGCTGCTCGTTGTCTTTCATCTTCTTGCCGCCCTTTTTGACGAACTCTAGGACCGCACGATTGCGGATGCCTTGCGCTCGCTGGAATGGCTTAGAGCCTGGCCCGTAAATGGTGATGCTAAGGGCTTCGCCTTTGTCGTTGGTTAGCGGATCGCCGTCAGGCGTTTCTAACTCGACGATTGTAGTCTCGCTGACTGCGAGTGAGGAAATGTCAAACATAATTGATCCTTCGCGGGGATGTTTGCCCTTACCCCGAGCCCGTTGACCCCGCGAAGAGTCAGGCGAGCCAGGGGCAGGTGCTAGGTAAGCCAATTAAGCGGCTAAAGATTCGACGATGCCTACGCCAGCACTATTGGTCGTGATCTCAAGGGTTACTGATGCGGTGGTGATCGAATCAACCGAACCGACGTTGACCTTAAAGTTCATGACCTTGGCCTGGAAGAAATACTTATCGCCATTCTGAGTGGTGACTTTGAACGAATAGTCAGCATCAGAAAGCGAGGCGGTTTTCATAATGATCTGGCCAGCATCATCGGTGTCTAGACCGAGCGTCATCGACATCGTGCCCTCGTTAAAGCTGCCCTTAAATTTCTGGGTGCCACGAGTGCCGACGGGGTTATGAGTAACAAGTGCGTACTCACGACCAAACTCGCCAAGGTCGGTGATCTCGCCAACTAAGGCAGGTGCAGGCGATGCGTCGAACAGCGTGTTGTAGCCCGATGCGTTAAAGGTTGCAGGTGCAGACGATGTGACCCTGAGGGTTGAGCCTGCGGAGGTTGCGACAGTCATGGTTTTCTCCAGTTAAAAAGCCCCGTTGGGGTCACTCGTAGTACATCAAAACGTAGTCGGCTGGTTGAGTCCAGACTCCAATGTCGTTGTCTCGATCAACAGGGCCGATGACATCTAATCGACAACTGACGATTTTATGTCCCAAAACAGTGTCATTATGCTTGAAATCGAGCAAATTTCGCAACGCAGTGAGAATAGATGCCACGCTCGCAATGTTTTTAGCCAGCGGGTTAAATTGGATTCTGGCTCGTGCCATTTGATCGGCAGTCTGGTAGGACAACGTAGGCTCTGGCGTGGTGTCAATCACTGTGTAAACCAGTGCGGGATATTGCGTATTCTTGGGCAGCTGGACAAGCGCCTTACGACTGCCGACAAGGTTTGTGATGCTTGCATCGTTGAGCAGCTCGGCAATGATTAGTTCAGCACTCATTTTAGCTTTGCAACCTCGATGGGTAATCGATTCTCGACGTAAAGCCTAAAGGCCTCGGCAGCGTCTTTCTGCTTGCGATCAAAAGCCTTACGCATGAAAAACTGAGGCTTAATGCCAGGGTGCATGACAGCGTTACGGATCACAAAGCCACCAGGCGTTTGAAATTTGAGCCTTTTCGATACCGTGTTTTTCGTTTTCGCGCTACCCCTACCCATTGTGGCCTTTGGGATTCTGTAGGGCTTACGCACACTTCGACCGCTTCCAACGTAATAGCTGGCCGTTCCAAATTCAAGCATGTGAGCGTAAAAAGCACCGCCTTTATTTTTATCGATCCTGACGTACCCGTATGCGACACCACGACGAACGTCTGATTCAGACTTGATGGACTTGCGAAGAAAACCGGAATCTTTAGGGACATTAGCCCTTGCCTCATCTCTAAAGACAGCAGCGCCAGCACGCAAAGCACCGCGAGTGATGTTGCGCTCTATGCGAACTGGTAGCTCTTGCAGGGCTGCGTAGAGCTCAGCAAGGCCAGTAACTTCAAACTCCGTTGCCACTCTCAATCCAGTTTAAAGTTGCTTCATCCCACTGATACAGCTTCCCGTTAACAACACCTAGAGACAGCGTGTTGACGTTTGCGCCGATAATCTTGGTTGTCATGCCAGCGTTCCTATTTGATCGGTTGTTAAGTTGGCGATTTGTTCGCTAGCTAATTGCTCAATTTGCTCAGTAACCAAACTTGCTTCTTGCTGAGGCCACGCGCCTTCTACCCAAGCCCGCTTCCCATGATCCCAGTTCCATTGATAGCCTGGGCGATCTTCTGGCTTAGGGTCACGGATGATCCATTCCCAGTTTAACCATACCAATTCCTTGCCTTCAGGAATCTCTGTCGGTGGTGATGGAGCCTGTTGCCAGCCCTCTGTGCCGTCTGTTGTCTGTGATGGGATAGACCCGTTCTTTGTCCAGTATTGCATGGTCTACCTCATAAGGTTGGAAACGCTGCTGTTGGGGTCGTGATGGTTCTTGCTATACCTCTGGTAATTCTTATGTCTTGCAAATAACCATTGAAATAACCTCCTGGCGTAGAAAATTGATAACGCCCTATCGCTAATGGGTAAGTTGGGTTGGAAGAGCTAAAACTAAAACTTGACCCCGATGTTGTTGCAACCTGCGAACCATTAATATAAAGCGTAAGATTTTTGGACGCATCTAACACAACCGCAAAATAATTCCAAGTATTTACGTTCCACACGCTTCCACTTGAAGTCGCACTAAGAGATGAACCACTAACACCTCTAAAAATTTGACATGACAAATTTCCAGCAGTTGAGCTACTTATGGAAATAACAATACCTATACTGACCGATGCTCCATTCGTGCTTAAAATGGTTTGTAAACTTGTTGATCCCGTGTAAAACCATCCCTCAACCGTCCACGGAGTTCCATTGTGTAAAAAAGCAAGTTCGCTTAATGGCGCAGAGCTAAGTAAATAATCTTGCGTCGATCCAACAGAAGGTTCAAGTAATATACTTCCGTTGCCCCACTGGGGAGTAATGGCTGTACTTATTCTTGCGTCGTTAACTGTTTCAATATTGTTTTTGCCTGTAGCATCGTAGATACCAGCGTTGGTGAAGTTGAGGAGGAAGGATGTGTTACCATCGTTTGAATATGGCGCTGTGGGAACTGAAACACTCCGTACTGTGTTTGATACACGAACTTGACCTATATACCCAGTCCAATATGAAGCTGCCCAGTCAGATGGCCCTAGCGAACCGATCCTAAGCGTTGTGTTCTGTGCATTGGTCGATGTTGATGCTGGAGTCCCAACGGATACACCATTAACGTAAAGCGTTAGGGTTGATCCATTAAAGGTTGCCGCCACATGAGTCCACGCATTTAGTGCAGGAGCAGCACTGCTAGAAACACGGGTGGCTCCTACTTGCACATACCAAACGTTACTCTCAATACCCATTGCAAATCGTGCGGCATTTCCAGCAGTTCCTTGAGCGACTAAATAGCCATCACTACTTGTTGTTGGATACCCCCATGCTTCAACCGTATAAGAACCGCTGGGGATAATTTGAGTTGTTGATGTATTGAGGTAATCCCCGCTCCCATCAAAATATCCACTTCCACCATTAGTCGCAGAAGACCACGGTAGCGTTGGGTTGAATGGGGAGAAGGCGACTACGGAGGGGGAGCCGTTAGGTGTAATGGTGAAGCTGTTAGTGCTGTTGTCTATGAAGCGGTTGGATTGGCAGGTCAGCAGTTGAGTATTTGTGATGGCCGTTAAAGGAGTTGTAGAAGGAATGAAGTTGCTGGTGTAATTTGGGGAGCCAATACCAAACCTTAAATTTGAAATATAACCCTTAAAAGAAATATTAGTTGAGTCTCTTACGTTACCAATAACTAAAGGTTCTGTAGTGCTGAAGTCAAAATTATTGGTAGGGGATGTCGTCCCAGAACTATTACCGTTTATAAAAATGCGCCATACATCACTTGAATCTCTGCTTACTGCAACATGAGTCCATGTGTTTAATGAAATTGCGTTGTTGTTTGTAGTAATAATTGTTGCGCCTGTTTGAATTTGATCAAAATCAACCGCACCGTTTGTATCAATACCAAAAAACCAAGTCCCTGTTCCTGTTGTGTTGTACGTTCGTTTAATCGCAATAGTATTTACTGATGAAAAAGAAGTCACATAAACCCATGCTTCTATCCAAAAATCTTGAGTCCCAATCCGTAGAGCGGCGTTATCAGCAATCGTTAAATAATCCCCACTACCATCAAAATAATTCCCCCACCCAGTCTGTGAGAACGGGCTAAACGTACCCTGTGTCGTGTTGCCGTTGCAGTTTATGGGAAAGCCTGAACCACTGTTAGCGGTTCCAGAGTCTAAGAACGTATTGTTATTAGCGCCATTCGTACCGTTGCCAGGAAGCAGTAGTGTTGTGTATTCAAAATAAGGATCAGGGATCAGTCCTAAAGGCCAGATGCCTTGTTTCTGTGCAAGCTGCGCTTCTCTCAGAGACCATACACCCTTAGCCGACAGCAGTGTCGGTACGTTGGCAGGGCCGATAATTCCACCGTTACCGATAGGCATTAGGAAATCTCCTCGTAACTCACAACAATCTGGAGATCACTTGCGCTGCCAGCCGTTGCTCCAATGCTCCGATCTTCTTCGATATAAACATACGCATCTTTGTCGATTACTACTAAAGTAGCATCAGCAGGAACCGCTACTGTTGAGCAGATTGCTGTAGCTGTTCCACCTAGTGCAGCAGCAGAGTAGTAATTAATCGTGATGTCAGCGTTAGAGGTTCCGTCTATGTTGGCAACGTAAAGACTGTTGATCTTTAGAACCTTGCCTGACGAGGCAGCGTTACTAAGCACAGACGTTGCTGAAGTCGTTGTGAGGTTCACGGTTGCACTCTTACCCGTGATCGTTGTCGGTGAAACTAAATTAGGTGCAGCCATTTTTTATCCCCAAATCATTGCAGTCATGATGCCACCGGAAGCACCGCCGCCACCGGATACATTAACGGTTACAGCAGAGCCTACTGCTGTAGCTGTTACGCCAGAGCCTGTGAAGTTGATGCTGCCAACTGCTGCGGTTATTTGCGTGCCTTCATCCGAAATAGGAATGGTCGCCGCAGCGGTCGGTGTTGACCAAGTTCCATCACCGCGCCAAAAAGTTGTTGAAGACGCAGAGGTTCCAGAATTAAGATTGGTAACAGGTAAGTTACCTGTGACACCCGTAGACAGTGGCAAGCCTGTTGCATTAGTTAACGTGACTGCACTAGGCGTACCAAGATTAGGCGTTGTTAATGTTGGAGACGTTGCCAGGACATTGTCGCCTGTTCCGGTATTCGTGACACTAACAATATTTTTACTTGCGTCTAGTGCAAGCGCTGTGCTTGCGGTTAAGCCGGACAATGTTGCGGTCGAAGATGCAGAGAGCGTAGTAAACGCACCTGTGGTTGGTGTTGTTGCGCCGACCGTGCCATTGATATTGATTGATGCGGTTCCAGTTAAATTTGTAACTGTTCCGCTAGAAGGTGTTCCTAAAGCACCGCCATTGACAACAAATGCACCTGCACTACCTGTATTAACACCAAGCGCCGTAATAACACCTGTACCTGTTGTCACCGTGCTTGGTGCTGCACCGGCACCACCACCAACTACCAGGTTATTTGAAGCAAGAACGCTTGAGCTTGCCCACGTTGTTGAACCTGAAAAGTACGGAATACCGCCAGAGGTCCCCGCAACCGTTAAGGCTAATGTGCCAGATGATTCGATGGGCGAACCAGATACAGAAATCAAACCACCTGTAAATGTCTGGGCTACAGAAGAAACACCGCCGCCACCGCCAGAAGAACTTAACGTACCCGCCGACAGCGTTAACCCAGATCCAACCGTTACATTACTAAAACCGCCTGAACCATTGTTAGCCAATAACTGAGCGTTTGTACCAGTCGTTGGTGCTGCGTAATCTGTGCCTGCTGTGGCATTGGCTAATGCGCCTCCAGAGTTAGCTTTAAGCAGCGATGTTCCAGAAGGTGGCGCAAGGTAATCTATGCCTGCCGTAGCATTAGCAAGAGCGCCGCCAGAATTGGCTTTTAGAATTGCGGAGCCAGACGGAGGAGCGAGATAATCTGTGCCTGCCGTAGCGTTGCTAAAGCCTCCAGAGCCAGAGCCTTTTAATATGCTGGTTCCTGACGTTGCCGGAGCGTAATCCGTGCCGCTTGTCGCTGTCGTAAAGCCTGATCCGTTGCCTTTAAGAATTCCGCTTAGGCTAGTCGTGACAGCAATCGTGCCGGAGGTCGTTACAGGTGAGCTTGCAACCGTGAACCCACTGGGCATGGTTAAACCAACGGATGTAACCGTTCCTGAGCCTGATCCTGTAGCCGTTAGCGTACCGCCGCTCAGGCTAAGCCCTGAACCTACGGTGACGTTAGCAAAACCGTTTGAGCCATCATTAGCAAGCAGCTGGGCATTCGTTCCGGTCGGGCTTGCTGGTACGCCTAGAGCTGTTCTCGCGCCTGATTCGGTGGTCGCGCCTGTACCACCATTGGCAATCGCAACCGTGCCGCTTACGTTTGCAGCTGTGCCGGTCGTGTTTTGGTTAAGCGTTGGAATATCAGCAGCGACTAGAGCCCTAAACGTAGGCGCACCAGACGATCCGTTAGGAGCAGCAAGCACATAGTTTGCTGTCTTGGCCGCATAAGGGTTAACAGTGTCGCCGTAAGCCGTCGCAAGCGCAATCGTGCCTGTGCTGGTAATCGTTCCACCGCTTAGACCTGTGCCTGCTGTGATGCTGGTAACACCGCTCGCGCTTTGCTCTGCCCACTCTACGTCAGTCGCGCCAGAATTGACCCTAAGCACCTTCGTAGCATTGCCAGCGTAAGACGGAAGCAAGTTAGTCCTTGCACCAGCAGCAGTGCTAGCCCCAGTGCCACCGTCTGCAACCGCCAAGTCAGTGATTCCAGCAATCGAGCCTCCAGTGATCGAAACGGCATTAGCGTCCTGCGTGGCTATAGTTCCAAGGCTATCAAGAGCAAGGTCTGCGATATCTCCAGCCGAGATTTTGAAGTTACTAGCGCCACGCGTAACGGGGATTTCATCGCCTGCTTGGGCTGGCGATCCGTCGTTAAGCTGACTTATCTTTACGTCTGCCATGTTTACTCCAAAATCAAATAATCGCCATTTTCGAGAATGAGAATATCGCCATTCTCAAGCGCAAAGTTCTCAATCTCTCCTTGCAGTACAACCCCAGAGTCTTTACATTCAAAAACAATAGAGCGTCGATCTTCCTCGATGTCATAAGCTGCTGCAATGTTGTAAACGCGATTTTGGTAAACAATACGCCTAGAGTCAGTGATCGATGCAGGCAGAAAGTTAGGGTTATAACGAACAGTAATCTCGTGCGTAATGTCTGGACTAAGCTCAAAGGCTTTGATTTTCTCACGCGCAGACGTTGATTTGACCGGACGGATGCCAGCCCACACGATTGCAATATCAGCCCAGTTTTCAATTTGCTGGCCGTAGTCATCGGTCGATACGCTTTGCTCTTGTATGCGTATGCGTCGGTTAAGTTTTCCAGCTCGCACATTAAACCCCCATCTTGATTCGATAGGGTGTTAAAAGGTGAATCATGCCGAACGGATAGGCCGTAACCATGTTTCCGACGTTAACGGTCTCACGGTTTTCGTACAAGTGGCCGACCATCATAAGCATAGCCTGGTAGATAGGCTTAGGCAGATTCCAGCGCGTAGGGCTTCCAGCTGCATAGCCAGCAACGAAAGTAACCGTGACTGCGTTCTTTTGCACCTTAGTCGGAGGCCATGCGTCGACGTATTGCAAGACTGCTGGCTTGTCGTTGGGGTCTAGACGGTAGGCGGTCGATAAAAGTGTCTGAGTATTTCCATCACTATCGACATATTGAACTGACGTGATCGAGCGAACAGGCCAGATGCCAAGATCTAAATCTTCTGTGGGAAATTCGTCGTAATAGGCTACAAAAGTTTGCTGCGTAAGAGCAAGGCCCGTATAGTTCTCAGCATCTTGACGGGCTACGGTGATGAGCGCAGATACAAGCGAATCGTCTGGGTGTGCATCGTTCTCGACATCAAGTCGAAGATGCAAACGTGCCTGCGACAAAGATACAGGCTCAACTGATTGGTCGCCCTGTGCGATCAGCTTGGGTAGCATTCTTGCTGTCCTTATCGTTCATGTAATACTGAGAATCTGCCCCGAGCCATTCTCTCAGTTTTGACCCGTCTCGGTCAAATTTTCCAGAGAAATGCGGGTCATGCCCCGATCCGATACCGGCTCGCCCTGGCAGTCCCTTTATGCCGACAGTGAGCTGCGAGTCGAAAAGATGCCTCGACTTAGCCTTCTCCCAAAGCACAATGTCAATAAACTTGTGCTGAGTTAAAGCAACGCTTCTAAACAATGCAAGCGCATTGCTACGCATAGCCGTAGAGCATAGGCTTGCGTGAATCATGTTATCCATGTGTCGCCAAGTCTTGGTTTGCACGTTGTAGTAACGAGCTCGTCGCTCTCCGATCAACTCAGCGTTCTTAAACTGAGCAAAAACAGTCTCTAGCCATTGCGGAGCGTAATAATCGTCATCCTCGATGATAACAACCCACTCGATGCCGCTAATCTGTGCAAGCCCTGCCTGTAAGTTCCTTGACTGCGTGTTTGAACCATTCCAGAATGGCTCAGGCCTTACGAAGACTAGCTCCCAGTGCTTGCGGCTAAATGTCGTTTCTTGTTGCTGCTTGCCATCGTCCACGATGACCCAGCGGACAGGGCCGCTATAGGTCTGTCTTGCCATCCAGATTTGGCATAAATCCCATGCCCGTTGCCTTTCTCCGGTGGTTGTCAGTAGGGTTAGCATTGGTCTATCGGTTTGCGCTCAAAACATGTCAACGTAGTTTGTCTGCTTGCGTTGATAACCTTTACGCCTTGCTTTTGCAAGTCTGATGCAAGCCTTGGGAATTTCGCACGCCAGAGCTCGTAGGGCTGTGTCGTTGTTAGCGTTGGTGGATGCTGGCCAAACCAGTGCGCCTCGCCTTTTAAGCTAGGGCCGCAATCAAACCCAAGTAAGATGATTCGGTCAACACCCCAGAGATACGCAAGATTGATAGCCTGATAGCCACTATTGCCGCCTTGATGGATTTTGTCATAAAGGCCAAGCCCTGGATGTGATTCTGAGCCTATGCGATGGAGATCGTATTTGCTTGCAGCCCACTCGTCTTGGGTCCAGAGCTCGCCTTTGAAGGCCTGCCGCGCTTCTTGATAGTAAACCTTCCACCATCCTCCGTCACATGCGTAGAGAACGTCTGCAAAGGGTGCTCGTTTGTAACTGTCGTTGATTGCGATAAAGCGCCAGGGCTTTGTGCCAGCGAACTCACAATCCTCTGTGGTAAGACTTGGACCGGAGGCGAAGATACAGACAGTGTCGCCCCGCCAGCGTCCGTGGTCTCTGATGCTAGTGGCATTGTGCGAACTGTCCTGTAAGGGTTTAGAATTTCAACGCATCCGGCTGACTCTAGCTGTTCAGCGAGTCCAATCGGTAGTTTTAGGCGTTGCTTGCGTGTGACGCTTCCAATTCTGGAGTCTGCAAAGTGTTGCAGCGCTACGACTTCGATGAGTTCCATGATTTCTTCGCGGGTGTTAAAAAAGGCCCAGGGCTTGTGACCTTGGGCCTGTTTTGCCATGTCGAGTAGCAAAAGGCTGCTCGCTGTGCCGAGTCAGGGAAATCGCGTCTAGCTTCTGAGTCAGACATACAACGGCTGACAAAATCGCGCTCGCTTTCTCCCGTCCTCGGCGTTGGCATTTAGAACGTGCCTTTGATAAAGGCGGCAGGACGATAGACCGTCAGAGCGAGGCGCTCTTCGGCCAGCAGCGTTGCCATATTCTTCTTGAAGTTGTCGCCATCTTCATACGAAATTTGAACAGCTGCGTCCATGCGATCCCAAACCTGAGCACCCATCGTGAAAGCACCGACCAAGAACGTGCCGGAAGCGATGGAGTTGGTAGCGACAACACGCTTACCCCAGAGTTGAGGGCCAGCAAGCGCCATCGGGTTAGCCATGACATACTGGCCATCAGTTGCTTTGGTCAATTCGATTGCTTCCCAGTCCTCGGGGTTGATAACAATCGCGTCGGCCATGTACTCACTCAATGCTGCCTGAGTGATCGCCTTGCGAAGGGTATCGATGCGAGTGTCGCCAGTTGCGCTGCGGTTATATGCTGTGTTGTTGCCAGATGCCAACAAACCAGACAACGAACCCGAAGTGCCTGCACCGTTAAGCAGCTGATCTTCCTCTTCCAACTTCAAACCGTAGAGCAGACGGCCATTGACATACGACTCAAGCTGAGGCGCATCGTCAAGAACCTGACGGCTAACGGGGATGAAGTGAGCAAGTGTCACGACAGCAGCATTTGCGAGCGTGAAGGTGATGCCGCTCTCAGGCTTGGTAACGTTCTCACGATTTGGGCTGCTGTATTGCGCGGCAGCGTTGTTCGTGTAAACGTTTTCCTTCGTGAACTGCACCAGGTTGCTAGCAGTGCGACCAACGGGCATAAGATCACGAATCGTCAGTACGCGATTGGGATTGTTGATGATCCCAGGTACGCGCATGTCAGCAACGAGTGGCTGATTTTGGCCGGTTGCGTTAACGATGGCGGTCTTAAGCTCAACGCGAGCAAACTTGCTGCGACCTGCTGCCATAGCCTGGAATGCTTCAGACTTGGTGAGCAATTCGCCTGCTGTTTCGCTCTTGCCTTCGGTCGAGCCAGCATCAGAGATGCGACGCTCAAGGTCCAAGCACTTGTCGGTCAGTTCAGCAGCTTTCGTGCTGAGCTTATCGAGTGCTGCTTTGGTCTCGCTGTCCAACTTCTTGACCGATTCGATCTCGTTGTTGGCTTTTTCCATCCAGCCTTTAAGCTCGCGGCTGGTGTCTAAGAGTTTGGCCTGAGTTTCGGCCAGTGCTTTGATTTCGTCCATGATATTCCTTACAGAGTCCGTGATTGTAGGAGGTTGAGCGCGATTAAACGCTGCAAATCGTCCGGCAATTGCGAATCAGACTCTCTCCGATTCAGTACCTCTTTGGCTCGCGCTGCCGTTGCGGTTGCCAAAGACTTGGAAAACCCGCCTGCATCCCGCAAGAAGTTTTCGAATTCTCTCAAAGTTTTGATGCTTTCCAAAGAGCTTTTCACGCTTGCAAGGTCTACCCGTGCAGCAGAATCAGCAGGAAAAGTAACAATACTGACCTCTGCGAGCTCGGAAATGTTCTTGATAATACGAACATCCTCTCTAAACTCGACGTCATCAGGCTGGAGCATGTAGCCGATTGATAGGCCGTCAATAGTGCCATGTTGCATGGCCGCTTTGACTGCCTGCGCCTCTGGTATGCCTGGAGTGAACTCGCCTTTGACGTACAGGCCGTGCTCGTCTTCTTCCATCTTGATCCACTTTCCGATGGGCACGTCCCAAGACTTGTGATTGACAAACATCTTAGGCATCCGAGCTGCGCCAGCCTTGATGCGATCAATAACAGACTTATAAGCACCAGGCATGATCGTGTCGTTGTAGCTGTCAACGCCGCCGAAAACAGACGCGTAGCCCTCGAACCCGCTATCGCCAGCGAACTTCAAGGACATCGAATCGAGGTTAATTGCCTTGCGTATCATTTTTTCATCTCCGATTTCCGCGAGTTTACGCTTCGCCCAGGACTGCCCAGGGTCACCGCCCCATAATGCCCACGCTATACGTCCGTTAGACGGATAACCATCCTCACCTTCGCGGAATCCTTCAGCCTCTTTGTCAACTTCGTGTCTTGCAAAGAAGCTGACCATGCGCTTAAGCGTATCTTCGCTTAAATCGCGCTTGTTCACAATGTCACGGGCTCTGGCGATGCCTACCTCAGTGCCGCCTCTGCCGTATTCGCTGCGCCAATCAAGCCCTCGCTGGGCTTCTCGCGCCATTTCATTGGTTGGGATTGGCACTTAAGTTCTCTAAGTTTGTCAGTGCTAACTGCACAGTGAGGATGTCGCCGCCGTCTTTTGGCGGTAGGTTCTCAAGCTGTCGGTACTCATTGCGCGTCATAAGCCCGTTATTGACCGCTGTCGATGCTGCTTCTAGGCGATCTCTAAATGATCCGCGAAGAATTGCGTCTAAAGAGAACTCGACTGTGTACTTATCGCGCTGTCCTGGCGTTAATACGCGTCTTTCGATAGCTTGCTCAAGCCCTTCGAGCATAGGTCTGAGCCTGAACTTGTAAAAGCCCTCAATCAGCTCCGTAATGCCTGTGCCCCAGGTGGTTGTCTTAGCCGTGTCGTTAATCATCACGCTTGAGACACCGAACCAGCGAGCAATATCCTCTACTGCGAACTTTCGAGTGTCTAGCAATTGCAAATCGGCAGGCGAAAGGCTTAATGGCTCGAACTTTGCGCCAGCTTCGAGCACCAGTAGGTCATCGTCTGAGCCTTCAACGAGGCCGGAGTAGTTCTTGCGAATCTTCTCGCGCTGCTCTTGCGTAAGCAACTTGTCGATCATGAATACACCTGGCCGCCTGCCGCTCTTGCGATAGCCCTGCTCAGTGTGATTCTGTGATGAGATAGCAACGCCGACCGAGCTTCGCATGTAATCCAAGCGACTCATGCCATAGATTCCGTTGCCCTTGTCTTTCCAGTGCAGGATAGACCGCTCATCGTAGACGATGATCTTGCCCTCAAAACTGTACTTGTAAATGACTTTGCCGGTTGAGTCGACCTCAACTTCAACCTGATCGCTGCTTAGCGGTAGCAATTCGATTGCTTCACCTGCCGCATTACGAACCACGCGAGCATAAGCATTGCCGCGCAGGATGAAGTTCAGCGTCATGAACTGCCAAAACTCCATCGGGGTGTTTCGACGGTTAGGATTGTCGTGAAGCAGCTTCCAAAGGTCTGTCCCTCTGGCTAGGTTCTTGTGACCGTCTGCACCTGGCTCACGTTCGTAGACAAACAAAGGTAAAGAGGCGATATTGTCGGAGAGCAGCTCGACGCAAGCCCAAACCGCTGAGACTTGCAGGGCTCCGTCAATCCCATAATCCTTGTTGATGTCATATACTTTGGTGAAGGGCTCGCCGTATTGGATACCCTCTTGCTGTCCGGTCGATCCTACGTTACCGAACCAGCGTCGCAAGCTCTGAAAAAGTGTCGCCATTGTTTACGCCAGTGCAAGAGGTGTGTCTAAAAACCCTTCGAAATCGCCTTCTTCTTCGTCGTTTTGCTTCGAAACGATGCCAAAGGCCATACAAAGCGCAACCGCGCCGTCTATTCTGCCAGTAGCGCGAGCTTTATTCAATTTTCTGTTACCTGCCGCGTCCTTTTCGACCCTCGAATTAGCCATGCACATCGTCAAAACAGGGTTTGCAGCGTGTGAAACTTGTTCGTTAAGCAGAGCCGTTTCGAGCGCGTCAATTGCTGGAGCCATGTCTCTAAAGCCTTGACCAAACGGGATTAGCGGCAATTTTACGCCTATTTCGTTAAATTCCTTGATCAAAAGGTCAATTCGCCAGCGATCAAACGCCACAGACTCGATGGAAACATCTCCGAGTATCTCTGCAATGTCCTTTGCAACCGTCTCATAGTCGATGCTCGCGCCTGGTGTTGTCTTAATAAAGCCCTCTTTAGCCCACACGTCATAAGGTGCGCGGTCAGATCTTGCGCGATCCGCTAAGCCTTTCTCCGGTGTCCAGAAAAAAGGCCAGACAAGCCATTTGTCTTTAGGCTTGCAAATCAGGACCATGCTCGTTAAGTCGTTCTTGCCTGACAGGTCCAAGCCTGCATAGACCGAATTGTCATAAAAGGCCGTGTGATCGACTTCGCCGTTGTTGATCTCCCATATCTTTTTTGAGATAAATGGGCTGACCATCTCCACTCGCTGATTCAAAATCAGGTTGCGAAAGGTAGGCTCGAAGCTAGGCATTCGGTTGGCTCTCTCTGCCTGCTCTTGCACATCGTCATAGCTTCGAAAGGTTCCGATAGCGGGGTTTGATTTCTTCCACTGCTCTTTATCGAGCAGGTCGCAACCCTCGTTGGCAGCATACAAGTGGCAAACGATTCGCTTGTCGCCGCTGGTCTTATAGTCATCGAGCCAAATTGAGAATAGGTCATTATCGTTTGGCGCTTGTGTAGAGATAGCGATCAGCAAAGGGTCGGCATGTGCTCCCTGGCTGGTAATAATTGCGTCGATAAACTCGGACATTGGCCCTCTGACCTGCCCAACTTCATCAAGGATTGCCAAGCTAGGGCTTAGGCCATGCGCTGTTTTTCCGTCTGCTGCTAAAGCTCGATACTCGACATTGCGAGCAAGCCCGATCAGCTTCTTAGATGATGGCACGATGCGAACGAGCTGCTCTAGCTCTCTGCTCTGGGTGATCATCTTGCAGGCAAGGTTAAAAACTAGCGAGGCTTGATCGCGTGACATAGCGCCGCTGACGATCTGAGTGTTGAGCCTAGCCTCTGGACCGCATATGTGAGCTAGCAAAATGCCTGCAATTAGCCCTGACTTGCCGTTCTTGCGAGCAATGCTTAGGTAAGCCCGTCTGGTTCCGATTGAGTTGTCGTAGATCGCAAGGATAAATTTCTTTTGAAAGTCATCCAATAGCATAGGCTTGCCGACGTGCTCGCCTTCGGGAATTTTAAGATAGGTTTCGACAAAGGCGATGACCTTTTGTCCTCTTGTTAGCGATTTTATTTTTTTCATTCAGGACGTTCAATCAAGTAACCAGCAAATTCTCCAAATCTAAATATTTCTATAGGCGATGAGCTTGAAATTGTATTTAGGTAAAACTTATCCGGCAATGGTCTTTGCGCTCCTCCAAGACTGAGCTCTTTTGCAACTATTTCATCTGAGCTAGTTCCGCTTGCTACTTTTCCGGCTATAGTGGCTCTTCTCAATACGGTAGATGCAAAACCACCGTCTACAATCATTTTGTCAAATATAATAATAGCGCCACCAGGTTTGATTTTTGATACTAATTGTTTTAACAAGCTCTTCCTTGATTCTATTGTCATGAACTGCAGGACTAAAAATAAGATAGCCATATCAAAAAACTCATAATCATATTTGTCGGCTTCGCAAATAATTACATTGCTTGATCCTGCGTATTTCTTAGCCATTTCCTCGCTATTATCAATAGGAACAAAAGTAGCTTTTCTTTTTTCTAAGACGCTAGCAATAGATCGCTCAATATTCCCTGTTGATGCGCCTATGTCATATATAAGCCCATTTTCCGGCAAATAGTGTCTAACTATATGAGCCACAAGTCCTGTTGCTAATTCATACCACGGAAGCTGCTCTCTAACGTGTTGGTCAAATTGGTTGACAACATTTGCAGACTTAAAAGTCCAATCGGTTGGTATGTTTTTCAATTAAATACTCCTAAATCATATAGGTTGTTAGCTACTGCCCTCATCATAAATGGAGCAACCATTCTTCCGAGCCTTTCGGCTTTTTGCTGATACGTTCCTGTTAAGATGTAATCGTCTGGTACAGACATTATTCTTTTTAATTCTGATATTGTGAAAGCTCTATTATCCCAATGACATACTTTTGCAGCCCCTATATTTCCAGAAGTGGCAGTTATACATCCAGAATATTTTCTTGGATCTGCTTTTACTAGCTGAAAATACTTTGTAGATTGCTCACCCTTGGCTAGTTTTTTTAGTTCCGCGTGAATAGCAAACCTATTTATATTTGTTTCATCTCTATCGCTATCTGATAGTTGCAAGCCAATAAAAGCATCTTCAAGATTAACGATGTTTTGTTGAGGCTTAGGGTGTAACTTTCCTTTATATTCTGATTTATACAAATCCTCTCTTACGCCTACAAATATAGTTCTTGCCCTGGATTGAGGCACTCCTAAATATTTAGCATCAAGGATTTTGCACTCAACTATATATCCAGCGTTTTTTAATCCTCTAAGGATTTCGTTAAGGTAGCCTTTTGCAACCCCTTTAGCTAATCCAGAAACGTTTTCAGCAACAAATGTTTTTGGTGATAAGCCCTCTAGCATTCTTATATATTCAAAAAAAAGGTCTTCTACATTAGACTGCTGCGCATCTGAATATTTTTTTACTTTACCCCATCCTTTTTGTCTAGCTCCTGCTGTAGAAAAAGCAGAGCAGGGCGGAGAACCATCAAGCAAGTCTAATTCACCTTGGCTTTTATTTATCATTCTTAGCACTTCGTTCGCATGCAATTTTCTAATATCGCCTGGGATAATAGTAGTGTCAGGCCAATTAGATGAATATGTTGCTATAGCCTCAGGTATAAATTCATTAATTGCAATAACTTTAGCGCCAGCCATTCTGTAACCTGTTGACGATCCTCCCCCACCGGCAAATAAACTAACAACCTCGAATCGAGGTTTATGTGTACTAATTAAATTCTTTATTTCTTTAGTAGACGGTATTGTGTATTTATTCATTAAACTCAAACCCGCATTTAGGACATTTGTGTTCTAAGTTAGTCTCGCCAATATCTTTGAAATCGTCAATAAATTCTTGTTTTGCTTCTCCTAAGATATTCACAAGCTCTTCTTCAGAAAAACCAATAAGTTGACCAAAGTCGCTAGCTAAATCTTCTAATTCAACTTTAAGTGCTTCCTCGTCCCACGTTGAGTTTAAGGCTAGCTTGTTGTCGGCAATGATTAGTGCCCTGCGCTTACGCTCATCAAGGCCGGTGACAATGATCGCCGGAACTTCTGACATCTTGAGCTTGCGAGCTGCCAAGACACGACCATGACCTGCGATAAGGTTGTTTTGGTCGTCGATGAGGACTGGGTTGGTAAAGCCAAACTCTCGAATGCTTGCTGCTATCTGCGCGACTTGTTGCTCGCTGTGAGTGCGACTGTTGAGCGCGTAGGGTATAAGATCGTCGATCTTGACGATTTGATGTTCGTACATGCGTTAGTGCCTTATCGGTGAGGCTAACAAGGATTCGGCCCCGAAGTTCTTGAGCGCATCGAAGGCTTCCTTCTCTGCCTTGGCTGCGTCGTTTATAGAGCGAGCGTCTAGGCCTGTCTGGTTGAGCGACATCGAACGAATAATGGCTAGCTGCTGTCGTTGTAGGGTGTCGATGACTCGAAGCAGGGGATTCTCGATTAAGGTCTCACGCTTATTTTTGATGAGCGGACCGGAGCTGTCGAGCATGGCCTGGTAGCGCCTTATGTCGGCTTCGAGTCTAACGGCTTTTGCTAGCAGCACGAGATCGAAGTCTCGCCATGCGTCCCTCGCGCGCGCACGCGTGAAGTGCTTCCAAATAATAAGCTCATCTTGAGTGCGTAATTCGACACCTTCGGGCAGCTCAATTTCTTTTGCGGCATTTTGAAAAACAGCAACTTTTTGAGTTAAAGTATCTGATCGTGAGCGTCGTTTCTTTTCCATTTTTCGCGGGGTCGTTTTTCTGGGTTAGGGATAAAAAAGAGG